GGGAATGTATTTTTACAGACAGGTGAAAGCGTTATTGATGAAGAATTGTTGGATGTATTATCACTAACTACAAAAAAACCTACACATGTCCTCGAGGAAGGGAAGTACCGAATATGGAACCAACCGGAAGACGATCACATATATACAGTAGGTGTAGATATAAGTGAAGGAGTCGGACAAGCATCTTCAGTCATACAAATATTAGACATTACAGATCTTACAAATATAATACAAGTTGGAGTATATGGACATGATAAAATAAGCCCTTACAACTTTACTACTAAATTATATGAAATATTACAACAATGGGGGTCTCCCTTAGCATTAATCGAGAGGAATAACTGCGGAGCACAGGTAGTTGATACACTTAAAAACAAATACGGCTATGAAGGTATAGTAACATATATGCCAACTCAAAAGAAAATCGACCCTAATCGTATAGGTGTATTAGCTCACACAAATACAAAATATAAGGGTGTTGTTAATATGAGATATTGGCTCAATCAATTAAAATGTGTATCTATACAAGATGCGGAAACAGTTTTTGAGCTGAAGAACTTTGTCCGGTACCCTAACGGAACATGGAAAGCTCGAGAAGGAGTGGATTTATATGATGATAGAGTTATGGCATTAATATGGTCTCTGATGATTTTAGAAACATCAATAACAGAGAGGTATCTTGAAATAATCAAAAGAGATGACAACGATAAACCATTAATAGTAAAGCCGCTGGATTACGGTATCCAAGCGTATCAGCGAACAGGTAGTTTTGGTGGTTCGGTATTTGATAATAGTAGCGCGTTACCACTAATGTTCGGTGAAGTAACAGATGACCTAGGCGAAATTGAACACATGCAAGCCGAAGGCTGGAAATTCATATAAATAATAATATGGCGAACCAAATTACAGAAATTGACCAGTCGTTATTAAACAAATCCCGGTCTGATAAGTTTATTTTATCACTATCACTACCTTCAGCACTTCGCGAAATTAATACTAAAAATGATCGGAGGAACTCAAATGTTATTCAGGATTCATTACAATTCAGTGTATATGCAGTAAGAATACCTCAAGTTATAGTTACAGATAAAGAAGCAACTTTCTCCGGTCAGACATTTCACTTTACAAGTCATAAGCGCCCGGCGTATGAAAATGTCCGCGTTAAATTTACTATAGATAATAGATTTAATAATTATTGGGTTATATATAAATGGATAAATTTGCTTAATAATAATAGAGAAGGATTCTTCCATGCTGACCAAATACCGATTGTTAATGATCCGTATAAAGTGTATTCGACGAATATTTCTGTATTTGGTTTAGATGAGTATGATAATAAAACGATTCAGTTCGATTTTGTTGGTGTTGTACCAGTATCAATCGGAGAAATTGACTATAATTATCGCACGACAGATGAGCTAGAAACAACTTTTGAGTTCTCATTTTCTCAATTAATAGCTAAATTACTCTAAAATGCATCTTCAAATAAATAAATAATTGTAAGGATTTAACTATGGCAAGAACAATTCAATCACCAGGCGTCGAGATTAACGAAATCGATCTTTCATTAAGACCGGCTTTACCAGTCGGCACAAACATTCTCGTTCCCGGGTTTTCCCCACAAGGCCCAACAGATGAGGTTTTACAGGTATCAAGCCTTTCTGAATTTGAGCAGATCTACGGTTTGCCTACAAATGCAGCAGAAAGATATTTTTACCATACAGTAAAGGCAACATTTCAAGGCCCGGGGAATATCTTTGTAAGTAGGTTAGAATACGGTGACGGTGCATCTAATGACCCAGAACCTTACTCGGCTCTGGTATACCCAGTTCAGGCATCGATAGCCGGAACAGATGAGAGTGATCTTACTAATGCTAGTATTGATAAATATGAACTTAAAGCTCCGGTACATGTAAAGCTTTCTAGAGCTGATTATGATACTATCGCTAACGGTGACCTTACATGGTCAACCAGTTCAGCGTCGACAATCACGGCGACCGGTAAAGCTGCTGTCGAAGCCGGCGGAGTGGTAGTATTGAATCACAAGTCATTGACAATCAATGAAAAATTTGAAGGGTATTATGTAGGCTTTATAGATACTGATGAATTAGACCCAGCAACCGCATTCGGTGGTATTAAACACTTGCGTTCTCTTAACAAGAATTCAACTGCCCAAGGAAATAGCTTTCTATCTGTTCCTGAATCTAGATTAACATTTGCTCTACAATCAGCAAAAGATACTGATTCTAGTTATACTGAAGGTTCTGTATCTGAAGTAATGGAAAATTTACCGGATCATGATTTGAATGGTGCTGCATTTGATGACCTGTTAGTTCTCGGAGTATTTAAAGTCCGGAAATCAACACTCGAGCCAGATACAGAAAAACTAGACTATGTATTATCAGAATATCACATAGGGTCTCTTAACGCGAATCGAGAAAAGTATGACCCTAACGGAGGTGCTCCTGTATCATATTTCCTGGAAGACTTAACTAGTACATCAAACAACGTCCGTGTTCTAGTTAATAAGAATATCAGTAATACGGGAGACTGGGTTGATCGCACGACAACGATGACATTGTCCGGAGAAGGAGGAAATGAAGAAGTTGCCACAAACGCTATTACACGTAAAGTAAGAGTTAAACAAGATCCTTCAGCTGGTGTTGGAGCCGATGCATTATTTGCACATGGTTTGTATAACGAAGCATCTAGTACATCAAATAAAGTTGGAGCTATACCTACCAAATTACGCCGTGTATTTGAATTAGTAGACAATCATGAGCTTTTCCCGTTAGACTTGACTTTAGAAGCCGGTCTAGGTACAGTATTTGTAGGCACCAATGGTGGTAACGATACAACTAATTATGACGATGAGAAGTTTTTTGATATTGCAGAGAACGACGGAAACGATGATTTAATGTACAAGTCCGGAGAAGTTTCCAGTTTCGCTGCAGATGGACCGAATATGAGATATAGAGCAGTAGCAAACGCATTTGTTGAATTTGCTGCTAAGAAGAGGAAAGATCATATGTGTATCTTAGACCCTCTCAAATATATCTTTGTTCAAGGTGTTAATAATAAGACATTAAATGACACAACAAAGAATTTTAGTCAGCACATATACTGGCCTCTTAGACACACAATGAGTACCTTTAATACAAGTTATGGTGCTACATATGGTAATTGGGGACTAGTATTTGATGGACAGCTCAATCGCAATGTTTGGGCTCCAATGAGCGGTTATATTGGTGCGATGTATGCAAATACCGATTCGAATTTCCAGCCTTGGTTCGCCCCGGCTGGTTTTACACGAGGCGTTTTAACTGGTATTAATGATTTAGCTATATATCCAAAGCAAAAGCATCGCGACCAACTATATAAGATTAATGTTAACCCAGTTGCTAGTTTTCCAAATGATGGATTTGTAGTATTCGGACAAAAGACATTACAGGCAAAGCCTAGTGCGTTCGACCGAGTCAATGTTAGAAGGTTGTTCTTATGGCTTGAGAAGGCGACTAGGGCTACAGTCAAGTACTTTGTATTTGAACCTAATACACTATTTACACGTACACAAGTCGGGAATGTATTAACACCTATATTTGACATCGCGAAGAACACACAGGGTATGTATGATTATCTATTAATCTGTGATGAGAGAAATAATACACCTGATGTCATTGATCAAAACGAAATGGTTGTTGACATATATATCAAGCCAGTTAGGGCAGCAGAATTTATACTCGTTAACTTTTATGCTACTCGAACCGGTCAAGACTTTAGTGAACTAGTATCATAACAATAAATAATTTTAATTATGGCAGACGTAAATCAAACAATAACGGACTTTTATAGAGTAGCACAAGAAAGAGATTTCCAACGTGACTTTCAATTTCGAGTATTAAACATTCAAAGTGGTGAAGGATCAGATGCTGCATTTACCGAAGATGATTTAGTATATGCCCGAACCGCGGTCCTTCCGGGAAAGACAGTTCAGAGTAAGCCAGTACCATATATGGGATTGCAATTTAATGTTCCAGGTAGTGTTACGTATGATGGTTCTGATGCATGGGAAATAGATTTTTATTGTGACCAAGAAAGTAAGATTCGTCAAGTTTGGGAAAATTATTTAGGTGATATTTTTGATGACGAAACAAGCACTGGTAACTATTTCATTCCGAAAACAACAGCTATTGTTGATTTGGTTCAGTTAGATACACAATTAGAAGCAGTGGCTAAGTATCAATTAGTCGGTGCATGGGCGAAGACCTTAGGACCGTTAAATTATCAGCCTGCTGAAGGCACTGGTACTCCAATGAGCTTTTCAGCTACACTAGCTTATCAATATTGGCGCCGGACATCACCTTAATACTATACTACCATATAAGTAATATTATATGGGAAACTTTTTTGATAAGCTAAAAAAAGGCGCAGATAGCGTCAAAAGCTTTACCGGTAAAGCCACTGACATATTAGGATTCTTTGGTGGTGACGTTGTAGGTCTAGTAGAAGGCCGGAAATTCCCTTACCGGGACCATTTCCATGAAATGCTCAATACGTGGGATTTTTCGATCCCTAATAGAAATTTATGGATTGTATATATCGAACGCTTCCCGCCGGCCCTACTAATAGAATCTAATAATAGGTCGTTAGTAAATAAGTTAGATCTAGAAGGCACCGGTCATGGAAATCAGAAAAGCTTTAAAATAGCTAAAAATGCTAAATTATTACAAAGATATGAATATCAAAAAACACCGGGTGGCTGTACCTTCGCACAAGGTGTTGTAATACCTTCTGAAGGGTTCAATACCCAGCGTATAACTATTAAAAATAATCGAGGGTTCATCCCAGGAGTAGTCGCAGACGAGCGACAGGCGTTTCAAACTCTTCGCTTACAGTTCAGAGAAACAAATACGTCTTTTGTTGATAATATAATAAGACCATGGATAATATTAGGCAGTCATTATGGTTTTGTGGCTAGAGCTTTAAACGATCCTAAGAACATCAAGTCGACTGTACGTATATATCAGCTAGGAAAAACTTTAGCAGATACTCCAAATGTGCACAGAAAGGTGTTTTCATATTATAATTGCATACCTACTACCATGACCCCGGCGGAGCTGACCTATGATGTGGATACTCAGATGGATATGTTTACAACGGAATGGGCATATACTCATTATGACGTTGAACAATTACCGGACCTTCCGCTGCAATTAGTATTGGATCAAATAATGGGCGGCGGTCTAATGAATGTACTCAATAAAGCCACCGGTGGTAAGCTTAAAAGTGTTGTCAAAAAGGTAACCGAGCCGATTGATTCAGTCAAAAACGCCGGTAAGGTTTTGAAAAATATATTTTAATTCATAAGTTTTTATGTGACTTCACAGTTTAGCTACAATATATACATCCCTAGTTTAGCTAGAAATGTAAGCTTTCGCGAACTGGACAATAGAACATATCTCAATATATTAAAGTTCATACAGAATAATGATGATATTAACTTAACAACATACCTTAATGACATCATTAAATCACTATGTAATGAACAAAACATTATACAAAAATTAAACCGCTTAGACAAATATTGTATACTGTTAACTATAATAATGGTGTGTATCGGTAATAATTTAGAATTTAATATAGTATGTCAAGAAACGGAACAGGAATATAAAACAGAGATTGTAGTTAGTGAGATAATATCTAAATTGGCTGACTTGAAGCTCAGTACCGTCAAAGTCGCACTAGATAGAAAAAATTATATGACTGTATCGATACCAAAAACATTATATGGTACTGATAGTAACTCAATTGAAAAATTCCGTTTAAACGGAAAAACGTTTGATACAACTAAGTTATCAGAAAAACAACTCAACGATGTTATTGAAGATATGCCATATAATATATTCAACAATCTACACGATCTGTTGCACAATATATATGAAGAATGCGAAAAGATCGATTATTTTACATTCAAGTCACCATATATACCAGACGCACCCCCGGTGACATATACATTCAATTTATATGATAATTCATTCTATGAGTTCATAAAGCTATTGTTTAAAGAAGATCTACTAAGCTTTTACAAGATGTATTATGCGCTAACTACAAAGTTTAAATTTGATATGACGTATGTACAATCTATAACACCAGCGGAAACCAAAATGTATCTATCGTTTATACATGAAGACATGGAAAGTAAGAAAAAGCAAATGGATAGTGTCAAGACTGCCTCAAAAAATATAACTTCGCCGGTAGTACCAGCCACACCTGGGGTTGATATGTCCAACCTTGATTTATTGTAAATA